TTCATTGTGTTCGTGATGCCAGTTATATATTTCCTCGCTGTGGTGTAGATAAAACAACCACGTCGCATGATTTGTCCAGCCGTTGTATGTACTCATTTTTTTTGTCTTTCGATTTCGTCGTTGATTACTTTTAATTCTGTATATGTGTTGTTGAGACACTTTGTATTTAGTAGCAAGTGCAATTACACTTACACCATTGTTTGCTTGATGACGTATTGATTCTATTTGTTCAGGCGTCAGTTTCTTGAGTGGCATTATTCGTAGTGTGATCTCTCTGTTTGTTGGTTCTCACCGGGAAATTTCTCGATGATTACATTGTATGAATTTGGTCCATCATAACCATAGTCATCAATGTCTTCACCTCGTGCATCAGCACGTTCCATTTGACGTAAGCAGTGCTCCCCATCTGCTATTTTTGCTTCATAGTTTAATTGTGAACACCTTTCTTGCAGTTTCCGTTGTAATTGTTCTGCTGCATCACGATTACTGCATCGAACATATTGTTGAAGTATGTACAGATTGCCCCACCAACCTCCTTCCTCTGGGCCACCATAATACGGCTCGACACTGTACATAGAAACAATGCACTCTTCAGCTTCTTGTGCGTCAGCCATGATTTCTTCCCATGCTTGGATCATTATTTTTCTGTCAGTCATTTTTTAACTCCATAAACTCACACACCGCTAGTGCTTGTGCTTTTGACACTACAGTCACAGGTGCTAACACTTCAGCATAACCAATGACAGCATGTCTTTCACTCCACATGGAGCAGTCAGTATCGTTGACGTACCACTCAACTCCTTTACGCAAACCAGTGCATCCAATTTCTGCTGCAAGCCTACGCCTAATTTTGATAAGGCATGGCTTACCGTAATGCGGTTCGATGTACATGCAAACGAAATCGTTCGGGGTGTTATCCCCGAACGTATTCCAAAACGTGTACTTAATTGGTCTGAATACAAAGCTCATTGAATATGTCCTTCATTGCAATAATAGATCTATCTCGTAGGTAAAACGGACTTTGCTCGAATGATTCACGATATCGATTCTGCATAAAGTTTTTATTCCAAACAGCCTCTGTGTCTTTACCACAATTGGTTTTAAGTCCAAACCAATATGTGCGGACTGCTGGTTCAGTTAGAACTAAGTGTGGGTGTTCATCACCAATCCATTGCAAGCCAAACTTGTCAATCCAAATGCGGTCATGAGTACGTCTCATATGTGTGGTGTCTGCCATACACAAGGCATTCCATGTCTTGTTGATTAGGTTAAACCTGCGTATGAATACATCTATTGTTTTGTTATCCATCTCCCATCCATGACGAGTATTCATGGTGAGAAAGATAATTTGTTGTGTAATACCAGCAAGTTCTTCACGAACGATGTCAGGGCATTTTGTTGTGTCGTATGTAAGTGCCATAATTAAATTCCTTGTATTTCCTTGAAGTTATGTTGTTCATTAGCTTTGTTGATGTACTCTGCAACCTGATGAAAGTCTAGATAACCCGTTACTGATTCATCATCAACATTGCCATCGGGTTCAATCAAAGCGCATTCAAACAACTTTTCATCTTCCCCATAACTAACTAGTTGTTTGCAGATAATAGATACTTGATATCCATCATCGAGTTTGATTTTGCGTTCATACCATGTTCGATACATTGTGTTACCTTTGTAATGTGTAGTTGTGCGTTGTCAGTGAGACGCACCCCTCACATCTACTTAGTCCTTGTAGGACAGACGAGTATGGTTAGTTACAACCGCTTTGCTAACCTGCTTCTCAAAGTCTGGCATTGCAGTAGACACATACTTCCAGAAGTCAAAAGCAATAGTTGGCAGCTTGACATCAATGATGACACGTTCCAGTGTTTGGATCGCCTCATCAATCTGCTCTTCAAGAGTCTCGCTATTTAGCTGAACTTTGATGACCTTCTTCATTACTGAAGCAGTTGCACGGCTCTCTTTATCAGGACGAGCTGTAAACTCAATCTCAATTTGAACAAGAGGAACAGGATGAAGTGTCTTCTCTTGACCATTGGCTACATCCATTCGTAAACTATATTCCATCTGGATGAAATGCCCGTTGAGTTCAATGGTATCTGTATACTCTGTTGTGTGATATCCACCGTACGAATGCAATGTCCCGTCTGCTACTTTAGCAGGAACAGCGAGAAGAGTGTCACGGAAGTACGATGTGTGAAGCTTGACTGACATGATTATGTTTCTTTTCTATGCGTTGTCAGTGAGACGCACCCCTCACACAAACATTAGATAGCGAGTTTAGTTGTGTAAAACTCTTTTAAGTCGTGATTAGCAGTCATGTAATTAACAATCATTTCGCAATCAACTTGCTCAAGATTAAGTAAGACCTCAGCTAAATCAACTAATGTGTAATTTAACTCATTACTTTGCGCATTAAACCGCTCCCACATGTGATCGTAATGATCTTGGGATATTAATTTCTCTTTAAGAAGCGCTTCAAGAGCTAAGCTTCCATAAAGTACTTCGTATGCAAATCTCATTTAAAACACCTTCCTTTTACTTGTAATTGGTTTATCAGTCACAATGTTCATATAAACGATTGCGTATGGTTTAAACTCATACGTATGCTCTAAGCATCGCGAGATTCTTATATGCATAATTGTTGGATCACAGTAAACATGAAGTCCAGCAATTGATCGTGCAGCCGATGCATTTGTATAAACATCAGGAAGGCCAATTGCTTGGCCTTGAAAGTCATACTGTTGATTGTGATAAGTGTATCTAGGCACTTGTGTCTACCTCCTCCCATCCTGCAGGTGTAGGTCGTGGCATTGGTGTGATTGCCGACATCCACTTATCGAATGACTCTTTCTCAAACATGTTTGGCTCTTCGCCAAGCCAGTCATTGAATCCCTGTGCATTGCGTGTGTCATGCGGTACATGTGCATTTGCAAACTTGAGTAACTCACAAAGATTAGCCTGTGCTATGTGATCAAGCTTGTCTTCAAAGCCGGGCTTGAGCATGATCATGCCAGCAAGACCACCACCGGGATGAATGTGTAAATACGCAAAACGCAGGATGATAGTCCTGTAGTGTGTTAGGTCAGTCATATTATTCTCCTCGTAGTTCTGCACGTTGACGGTTAAATTCTTGTGCTTTATTTGTGTTGTAATTCAGCATGAATTGATACTGTGTCTCAACATCATCAGTATCTGGAAGCTCTGACTGAAAATCACTTCTATGTTTTTTTGACAAACCCATGTTTGCCATCATGTTTATAAAAACCATATCGTTGACCCACTTCCAGTAGGCAACTTTCTTTTCTTCTATTGTCATTGTGTTCTCTTTCATGCGTTGTCAGTGAGACGCATCCCTCACAGTGTGTTAGTCTACGATGAACCCATGACCTTCAGTGGTCTTGAGTTTCAATACTTCATCTACAAATAATTCTGCCCAAGATCGGAGAATCATAAACGTAGTTGGTGCTTTGTGTGTCTCATTGCTGTACTCGATGTTGACCTCATCTAAGTAGCCTTCAGACTTTATGCGCCACTTATCTTCCCACACTTGCAGTGTGATGCGATACTGAGCAGAAGCCCTGTACTCATAATGCATAATCAAGTAGACATCGATCGTGCCATCGATGCTTATGCGATGCTTACTTCTGAAGTTTGAGGTGTTGTGAAACTCTACCTTGGTGATGAGTCCACCTTCCATCTCATAAGCCCTCAGTACGTCTTCAGCGAGCTTCTGAGGGGTAATTATGTTAGTCATTGTCGTTGTCTATTTCTTCCTGTGCGATATCTATTGCATTAAAAAACCATCCTAGTAGAAACAGGATGGATATGAATACAATGCTGATGCATACAACTATAATCATTTTCGCTTTCTCTTTCTTTCATATGCGGCGATACGGGCGCCGACTCCTCCTTCATCACCACTACGTTTGTATGATGCAAACGCCTCCGGAATCTTTTCTCCGGTAGGGAGAAGGTCTATAGGTAATTCATCCAACACGCCTCCTTTCCAATTACCATTGGATAACTTTGTCAATCGTGGGTATTTCACGAGCACACGGTGATCCTGTGCCCTTACAGCCCACATATTGTTTGGTGCTTCGAGTGATGTCACGACGCCAATGACGTCTGGTCTACGTACATTACGTACTCGTGTTCCTACTTCTAATCTCATACTTCTGTACTCTTGTATCCGCTTGGTTTAAATGTTGCAGTAGGGTATGCCTCTGTGGCCATATCCTTGTAGTCATACTCTTGTAAGAATCTTCGCTCTTCGGTTCCGTCTTCGAGTGTTAGGTACTCGTAGACTCCCCACTTAGCCTTGTATGAGCCATCATTAGTCTTCCTTGATGGGTACTCGATACGGATGTCTCTATCTGCCTTCTTCTCTCGTGCCATTACTATAGTTCCTTAATGCTTTTCCTTCAATGTAATGAGGGTAGTAGATTTTACACCCTCGTCCCTAGTAAAGATTGAGGGGTATAGAATTTAAACCCCTCAATATCTACACCCTATTGACTGAGCTTAGCCTGTTTATCAGCCACTAGTTTAGCAAATTTGAGTAGTACTCCATGCTCTTGTGGGCTTACGTCCAGCGCAACAAGAAGCTTTTCTGCTACACGTTCACTGACATATGATTGTGCCTGTGTTGTATCTGCTGCCTTACACAGTAACTGTCGGCTTATTGCAGATACAAGATACTTGTATTCAGACTTATTCAGCCGGTCGATGAACAACTTAGGCTTAGGTTTACGATTAGCTCTATCGATAGCACGTTGACGGATCTTCTCGATCATGGCCAATTCTTTGGCTGTAAATAGTGGTTGCATTAAATGTTGTCTCCTAATTGTAAGAACTTGTTACGCATTGCGATAGCGTAAGCGGTGTTGTAGGCTTGTTCGGCCTGTTGAATGTCTGATGCCAGTTCCCGTTGCTTTCGGCATCGTACAAGAACACTGTCGTCTGTTTTAGACGAGAAGTATTCATACGCGGCAAGTTTTGCTTGCTCTAGTTTTTGTTTCTCTTGTTTCATTGTGTTACCTTGTTATTGACAGTAGGTTGTCAGCCAATTTTCTCCACTAGGGAGAAAGGGTAGCCGAGGAATCAAACCTCGGATTAGCATCAGCTCTACCTGAATGGTTTCCATCTTGCTTCGAGGTTGCGATGCCATAAGTACTCTTCTGGGCGTTCGCGCCGACAACGATTCATCCATCTTGCGCGGTACAACTTACGTTTTGCGCAGTTGCCTCTATTCGTAATGCGTCTGCTTCCTGCCATTTTGTAAGTCAGTTTTTTAAATGGGTAGTGTCTTACTCTGACTTTCATAGATAAAACTCCGATGTTACGCCTACGATGAATAAAAGAATCCACATCAAGTGGATGAAGATGTCTAGGAGTTCGCGTTGTTCCTCTTGCTTGGTCATTTTCCTGTGTTGCATTCGATTACCTTTGTTGGAACTAAGATGTTTTCCACGATGTGGAATGTGTAGCCGACTTCGCCATTGTCAAACGATTGGAATTGTTTACGAGAGAAGAACTTGAGTCGTTGTTCTGGCGTAAGTTTTGGATGCTTGCCGTTTGAGATGCAGTCATCCTCAAAGCTATCTTCAAGTACTGTGAATGTGTACTCACTAAAGTCAATGAATGACTTCATCCAGTCAATATCTTCTTTACTGAAGAAGAAGCGTGTGTCTACATAGTCGTAGAAGTCATCGGGTAATACTTCACCCAGTCTACGTGTAGCCTCTTCGATCGTGTTATACGAGCCATGAAAGACGCTATACGCTGGCTTGCTGTACTCACGGTCTTCACCGTAAGTTTCGATTACGCTATATGCCACATTGTGTTCAATGTTCATTTTGTTACCTCATTGTTTACTAGTTTGTCATTGGCGATCTCCGCCATCTCTACCTGTCGTTGACGCTCTACCTCAGCGTCCATCTTGCGACCAACCTGTACACAGATCATGCCAATCAAAGCGATGGCGATGACGCACAGGGCTACAAAGATCTCATCCTTGTAAAAGTAGGTATTCCCTACATAAACAATCTTCTTATTCTTCATTATCTTTTTCCTTCAATCTGTTGAAAGTGTGACTTGACGTAGTGAACGCCAGTCGGACATATAGTCATGACAGTATCAACCATTGCATCTCTAAGTGATGCTTGGTTGGTCAGGTAGTAATCTTGTGCGTTGTGCCCATCACCACTGATGAGTTCAACGCGAACGACGTGTGTGCCATTGGGGTTTGGCCATACCTTGCAACGAAACGGACCTGCCACAAAGCAGGAATCAAACTTCTTCATCTATGTCTCCTAAGTTCTCCATGCGGGAGAAATAGTAGTAGGGGAATCGAACCCCTACATAGGCCTTTAACCTTTACCGTTTACTTGCAGGCGTGTACTGCTACGATGTATGCATGCTGAATCTCAGCAAGCTTCTCTTCTGCCTCAGCCTTGGCGATGCTGACGTTAGGGTCATACTTTCCCCAACGTGCCTTGTAGTTGTAGTTTGCTGCCCTCATGAGCAGGATCTCCATCGACAACGCCTGTGCCTTGACCATCAATTCCTTACTTGTCATCTCTTTCTCCTCAAACATTCCCTATTGGGAAATAGTAGCCGGGGAATCGAACCCCGGTTAGCACCAGCTCTACCTATGAGGCTTGTATGGGGCCTCGTATAATCGCATTTCTGCGAACGCTACAGGATTTGTCTTTCGTAGTTTGTTCATGAATCGGGCCTTTACAATCTTCGCCGTTCGGCGGCTGTAATTTTTGCAATGTCGTCGTCGTACTCTCATAGTGTTTCTCCTTACAAACCACAATCACAGTAACAGTTTGACCACTCGGATTCTGTTACGTCGGAAGCGTCGATGATTCCAGCCTTGACCATAGCCAAAGCTGCGTCCACTGAACAATGGAGTGTGTACTCCACGCCCAGTCGATTCGTGCCATTGATTGTCAATGGTTGATTCCAATTATCCCCGCATTGAGGACACCGGCAGATATCTGCCTTTGCAAACACCACCCACTCAGTGGGCAGTATTTGCCAACAGTGGTGAGAGTGTTTACTCTCGTCGCAGTACTGAGGATCCCAGTTCTGCATTTCTGTTTCGTGATCCCACGTGAAAATTTCGTGGGAATCAAAGTGTAGGCAATGCGATGTTGCAATGCCTACCAAGTCCGACTGCTCGATCGTGAACGGCTTCCGCTCACGCTCTGCCAGCCAGAACAAAAGTCCAGCTTTTCCGTCCATTGTCTTTCTCCTCAAACGTCCCCTGTTGGGATTAGTAGCTAAGGAATCGAACCTTAGTAAACACCAGCTCTACCTAGATAGTGGTGCATTTTGCCGGAGATGCACCAAACTCCCAGATAGTGAAACTCTACGACTTAGAAGTCGTACTCTGCGTTGCGAGCCACCTTTGCACGCAACTCACTGATAGCGAGTGAAGTACCCTGTAGGGCCACCCGCTCCTTACGTGCCGACACTGTCTCACCGAATGCCTTGAGGGCATCCGACACGAACACAACTGCTTCACCTTGCTCTGGGGTGCAGAGCATGCTGAAAGTTCCGTCCGCGTCCAACTCGATCATCTTGCCAAGGGCAGCGTTGATGAGCTTCACTTCCCGTGTGATGCAGGCCTTTGATGCCAGCCACAGAAACGCCTCAATGGTGCCACGGTGGGACATGTCTGTCCCGGTGAACGATAGGCGGGTGTTGTCTGCTTTGATTTGTTCGATAGTCACAATAGACTCCTACTGAATGCCTTTTGTTATGGGGTAGGCTCCCCGTGTCCCCACTTGTGGTGGGGTATACCCTTCCCATGGAGTCGAACCATGGCACCGCAGGTCTTACGACATTGGTGGGTCCCCAAGAGCACCGAGCATAGCACATACGGCGTGAACCATATGCACCGCTCGGAATAGGAGTTTGACTATCTAGGATTATGAATATAATTTGGGCGTGATGTATCACAAACAACTGCTACTAGCCGATAACAACCTCCTTTCGATAATAATAACTTCGCAGTAAGTTCGAATAGATACACCACACCCGACAACCAAAGACCATGGTGAAGACCCCTCAACCATGTCTAATAGTACGATTGAGAACTATTGGCACCCGTCAGTGAGAGGCGACCCCCCCCGGCTACCCATAGCCCCCTAGGTGGCAAGCCCCTGCCCCCTCCTACTGGCACCCGTTGGGGCCACCGCTACCAACAAACTCTTTCCTTCAACTATCTTCTCCCGCCACAGAAATAACTCACCCCACAAAATATAGCTGCTCCGCCTTGACACATAGTCTTACTTACGGTAGTATTTATCACCTGCCATGCATGCAAACGTCCTGCAGGTGTAATGCCGCCGTACGGTCCTTTCTCTTTCTCCCATACGGTGGCGTTACTGCGTCTGTATCTAGTACACTTCTGCAGAGGTGTACTATGCCACAAGATCCCCGTCTTCCGCACAACGCTAAGATTAACCCTAAAGACCCAAACAGTCCTTGGAATATGAACGTTAACGAAGGGTCCAAGAACGACAACACTGTTTCAAGTAGGCGGGGTTATCCATTTCGACCTAACAATTACAACAATCCAACTGATTTGCTGAATTACCATAACTTTGAAAAAGGCCTGAATGATTTTTGGGAAGAAGAAGAACTAACAAATGTTAAAAGAATTGGCGAGTACAAGAAAAAGCAGAAAGAAGAACAGCGTCAGAAAATGCTCAGTAATGAAAAAGATTACGACGGCAAGACCGCTGAATTTGGCAAGACAGCTCTAGGTGGTACGCAGAGCAATAGCGTATCAAAGGATGATCGTTATCGACGTGGCATGAATATCAAGAAGTAACGCCATGCCGCAAAATCCTCAAGACCTAAGTGATTTGTTCAGTCCAGATTACGAGCTAGAAAGAAAAATCAAAAAACACTACCAGTCATTAACTCCAGAACAATTGACGGAAGAACGTAGGCGTGTTCGTTTAAGCAAACAAAAAACAGATGGAATGCGTCAGTATGTGCCAAAGTCAATACTCGAAGGTATTGCAAAAATACCGCTTGTTGGCGTCCCAGTAGCCACTCAGCTTAAATCACTAGAAACGTCATACAATAAATCATTTGATGAACATATCAATGAGATGAATATACGTAAACAGGCAGCATGGGATGAAACGTTTGCAAAAGCTGATGCCTATAATCGTGCCGAAATAAAAGCCGAGCGTTCCAAAAAGTCTATTCCTAAACAAGACACATTTAGAACAAAGCTTAATATTAAAAAGTAACTAGGAGCCACCAATGACAGTCATTGAGTATAAGACAGAACAAAATCCCGTTATCTTGTGTTTAATGAGTGACCTACATATTGGTGGATTACATGTAGATTACAAATTAATTGATAAAGAATTAGCCGACGCCAAAAAGCGTGGAGCAAAAATTCTAATCAATGGCGATGTATTTGATGCAGTACTACCCGGTGATCGCAAGCGATACCGCGCAAACAATCTTCACCCTCGTTTATACGAGGCTGGAGACGACATGCTTGGTGAGTCTATAAGGTGGGCGTATGAAATCCTAGCTCCTTATAAAGATGACATCATTATGATTGGTGACGGTAACCATGATGACGCGGTTGCAAGATACCACCACATTGAACCAGTTAAGCATTTAGTAGTAATGTTAAATGGAGCAGACGGTAACATTCAATATGGCGGATATCACGGCTTCATTCACATACAGTTGCAGCCTTTTACAGACTCTCATTACGGACACTACGTTATTCACTATCACCATGGAGCCGGGGGCGCCGCGCCAGTAACTAAAGGTGCTATCACCTTTTCAAGGGCCGCTATGTGGATAGAAGGTGCAGATGCTATATGGCGTGGACATACGCATCACAGGCAAGCTGGTAGAGATAACAAGATAACCTTTAACAAGAGTGTTGTTGTACCTGAGAATAGAGTAATGACACGGGATGTACTTACATTGCGTACTGGATCTTATTTTGATACATACGTAGGAACGACTAGTGAGCAGTTGCTAAAGCATGGACGCAAAGATTCATATGCTGCACTGTGGGATTCTCCCACTCTTCCTAAAGGTGGACTTATGCTTACATTAACGGCAGCACATTCTAGAGACGTGCGCGGTAAAGGCACTACGGTAGTTGTAAGAGATACGCTGGAGATTTAATGTTCTACCCATTCTATATAAATTCATTCCTTTTAGGGTTTGCTGCATGTAGTGCAGTGATGCTTATATGGCATAAAGTATGTGATGTAAAGGACTACTTTGAATTTCGAGATTGGTGTGACAGCCAAGATATAGATGATGATGATTTAAACAAAACTAACATGCCTAAGTATTTTGCAATGTGGAGACTATCACAACTTGATGGAATTGAAATTGTAGAACATAAGGGAGATGATAAGGTATAGATAATGCCCTACGTAAACAAAGCACGACCATATAAAAAAGAATACGGACAACAGGTCGCCAGAGCCGAACACCCCTTGCGTATGGAGCGCCAGAAGGCTCGTAGGGCCATGGATGCTAAAGGTATTAACCGCACTGGTAAAGACATAGACCACAAGAAGCCATTATCTAAAGGTGGTACTAATGCTGCTTCAAACCTAACACTTAAAACGCCATCAGCTAATAGATCCTTTAGTCGTAATAGTGACCACAGTGTCAAAGTAAATAAACCAAAACGCTAACCCTATCTCTACCACAATTACCTACGGTATAATCAGTCAGGCCCCGGTGGTGGAAAGGTAGACACGACAGACTTAAAATCTGTTACCGCAAGGTGTACGGGTTCAAGTCCCGTCTGGGGTATGGAGAAAAAGATGGCAGCAACATTAAAGTACGTACAACCCGACGCAGAAGAGTTTATGATTCACCTTGCACGTGTATCATCAGACAACGAAAACAATCCTGATTACGAACGTTTACTCAACTACTGTATGAAGCAAGGCCACTGGTCTGTATTTGAAATGGTAGATGTTGTAATGGAGATCTACACATCAAGGGCTATTGCAGCACAGATCTTGCGACACAGGAGCTTTCACTTTCAAGAGTTTAGTCAACGCTATGCCAATCCGGGAAAGATTGAATTAGACCTACCTGTAATGCGACGCAAAGGCAGCACAAACAGGCAGGGTAGCGTTATGTTTGATGATCCTGAGACACAGTTTCAAATGGATAATAAAGCATTGGCGCCAGTACTAGTTGCCATTAGAGCTTATGACGATCTTGTCAAATCTGGCGTGGCTCTTGAGTCAGCAAGAATGGTATTGCCATTGTGCGTTGGTACGCGCCTCTACATGAAGGGTAATGTACGTGATTGGCTACATTATTGTCGTGTACGTATGGACAGTCACACTCAAGTAGAGCACCGCGAAATTGCAACAGATTGCTGGAATGTAATTAAAAAAGTCCTACCGTGCACCGCAGATGCGTTTGAAAAGTATTACCTGAAGGAAGACTAGGGAGTTTAGCTATGTACATGTTACGTGTTGGTCGAGATAGTGATGTTGATGTTGAGTTGACGCCATCAAAGCGTTACGTTATTACCAATAAGAATGGTGAGTCTACGCAATGTGAAAACGTTGGCGCAATTACTTTACTCAACACTGCTATGAGGAATGGAGTCAAGGTTCCGAATAAGTGGTTTATTGATTTTCAGAACCACGTTATTGGCGAACTAGTTGAGACACTTGAAGAATTAAAAAGTAAAAATGCTGCAAGTTGAGTTTATTTGGAATGGTAAAGATAAAGAAGGCGTACTTCCAGTGCGTAAAACTGATTTATCTAGCGGACTAGACTTAAAGGCATATATTGATAAACGCGTGGTGTTAAAGCCGGGAACACGAGCTTTAATTGATACTGGATGGGCCGTAAAGATCCCAGAAGGTTATGAAGCACAGGTTCGATCGCGTTCCGGAATGGCGTACAAGTATGGATTATTTGTATTAAACTCTCCCGGAACAATCGATCGAGATTACGAAGGCAATATCAAAGTATTGTTACAAAATGCATCAACGGAAGACTTTATTGTGTTAAACGGTATGGCAATAGCGCAGCTTGTTATAGCTCCTGTTGCTATCGTAGAACCCATTGATGTACGTACCGGGGTGCTGTTTCAACTAGATGAGCCTTCTGTGATTCGTGGATCTAAAGGGTTTGGAAGTACTGGTGATTATTAATGATTGACAATCGCCATTATGGAAAACATCGCATCCAAGCAATAGACATTGCATGGGAATGGGATTTAACACCTGAAGAATTTTCGTGTGTCAAGTATATTGAACGGGCCGGAGATAAACCGGGAAATACGTACAATAAGGATATTTTAAAAGCTATTTGGTTTTTAGGTGCTGCATTATTTAAAGATAGATACAAAGCCCAAAAACTACAGGAATTTGCAGCTGGGCTTTTATCTATCGAAGTGACGCCGTTAGAGATTGACTCTAAGGACTAACACTTGCAGTTTGCAGACTTACAGTAAGGGCAAGCCTTTTGCTCTTTTGCAGGAACGGACTTGCCCTTCTTCATACCCTTGGACATACCCTTCTTCATGGTCTTGCCCTTCATCATTGCTTGTTCAATCATTCCACGTATCATAGATCACCTCTGCCTCAATTATACTACTGTACACATCTAGCGCATTACCTACGGTATAATGCATATAGAGGAAACAATATGCTGAATCATGTTACATTAATTGGACGCCTTGTTGCAGATCCAGAACACAAGCAGTCAAGTAATGGTAAGGGTCTTTGTAATATTCGTATTGCAGTTGATCGTAAAGGACGAGAAAAAGAAACAGACTTTTTTAGCTGTACTGCATTTGGTCAAACTGCAGATGCTCTAGGCACATACGCTCAAAAAGGTAGGCTCATTGCTATTACTGGAAAGATCCAGATTGACAACTACACTGATAAGGATGGTGCAAAGCGTCAAGGTGTTAAAGTATTAGTTGATCAATGGACATTGCTTGATTCCCGTAAGGAACAAGATGGTCAAGCCCCGCCACCAAATCCACGTCCTGCTGGTGCTATTCACACAGAAGACATTGATGATCCATTTGCCGATTAATCAAGAAGGTTGTTTTGTAGTGCTACGTTGTATGCGTCAAGTCTAGCCTTTGGGCCACTCACATCTAGTTTCCAGTAAATGTTCTCTAGATATGCGTGAATTGTTCGTGGACTTAATGATAGCGAAGTAGCTATTTGCTTAGAGGTCATCTTATTGCCAATTGCAATGATGACCTCTTTTTCTCTTGGTGTCAGTTTATGCATATTACATTGTACTGTAAGTAATGTATGGACTTTTTATCTATAGTATGATGCAAGTACTTCAAGTAAGGTAACAGTGTCTACTATGGGAGTTATTAAAAAGTACCAAAACCCAAGTGGCGGCTTAAATGCTGCCGGTCGTGCTCATTTTAATCGCACTACTGGGTCTAAACTCAAGCCTCCAGCTCCAAATCCTAAGACAGCTAAAGATGCATCTAGACGTAAGTCGTTTTGTGCCAGAATGGAAGGCATGAAAAAAACTAGAACATCTGCTAAAACTGCTAATGATCCAAATAGTAGAATTAATAAATCGTTACGAGCTTGGGATTGTTAGTGGAGGTACGTTATGCAAAAAAGTAAAAGCGGTAAGCTTTCTGATCCAACAACTGGTGCTGCTGCGCTTGGCATGAAGACCGGCGATAAGGTTCCTTATGGCGAGATGGGTTATGGCCCAAAAGCAAAGCCAAAGGCAAAGCCAGCACCATCTACATCCGAACCAACAACTGGCGCAAGCGCAATTGGATTAAAGACTGGCGATCGTGTTCCACGTGAAATTATGAATGGCCGTAAGCCAATGATGAATACTAAGCCAGCCTCAATGAGTAAAATGCTTGGCATTAAAAAGAAGTAATAGTGGAGTAACTCATGGCATCTTTTCGTTCTTTATTAATGGGTATGCAGACTGACAAAGAACAGGCTGCTCTTGATAAGGCTGTCACTAGTCCTCCTCCGGTACCAGCCGCAGGTGCAAAACCAGTAGAACAACCAGCTCCATTTACTGGCAGTGAAGCCGAAATGAAGAGCGATATTAAGATTGCCCCCGGTGGAATTCCACGTCTAGTAGCAGCACGTGTTGCTCGTCAATTAGCATTAAACCCAGAAGATGATAAGGAGTTGCGTGGATTATTTGATAAAAATTTACCCAAGCAAGAATTTAATGCGCAAGCTAAACCAATTTTTGATCGATTAAAGATACTTACATTTCCAACTGCAAATGTTGATCCATATGAATACTTTAAGGCAAATGCACTTCCAACAACAACAGGTGGTCGTGCATTTAGAGAAGATTTAAACGAAGATGTACGTCAAGGCCAAATTAATACAGACGAATTAGTAAACCGTGGGTTATCAGCAACGTCTGAATCGGTTATCCCTAATGTTTATAAACCTGTGCAAAAAGTTAGTACAGGTGGAAGATCTGAAGGGAATAAACCACAGATGATGGGAGGCATGTCTTCACGTTCAGGCATGCTTGATATGGATACGTTTATTGAACGCGCAATGCCTAGAATTGAAGAATTATCTAAAATTAGTGGAAGACCAATAGATGCTATTTCTGAAGATATTAAAACTCGTATAAGCGATGCACGAACTGCTCCAGCAAAAAAATCTAGTGCGTACGATGTTGCACTACAAGCAATTACTAAAGATTATAGTGAACCCGGAAAAGCAGGAACTGAAGATGCAGGTAAAGTTGGTGGCGCTCAAGTATTTACTGGAGAAATACCTGATTTCAGTAACGCAAACCAACGAAATGCTTTTGCTGCCGTAGTAGGACGTCAAATTGGCGCCCGTTCACCCGGTGCATATTTAGGTCAATTATTGCAAATGGATGCTACAAAGCGACTAAATGCAGTTACTAATGCAGCACTAGAAAGCGGTATTCCTAAATCAGATGCAACTGGAATGGGCCGTTTTGTTGAGAGTGTTGCTAAAATTTACGGTACTGCTAGTGGAACAAATAGGACCGCCATTGCAAGTGGATTTACAAAGCTAATTGAGTTAACTACAGCTCTTGATAATCCATCGTTAGGTGTTCCAGATAACGTTAAGTCAGACGTATTTAAACAAGCATCTATGTCTTTTGAAGCAATGATTCGTAAAGCGGGAAGTTATGGAGAAAGTTCAGAAATAACGTCAAAAAGATTAGGAGTAGATTCTCTAGCTAACTTAACTGACAGAGGAATGGTCAGCTTTTTATTGAGTGGTAGGCCATATTCTGAATGGTTAACAACATCTAAACGCGTTGTTGGCGCAGATAAAGAATCGTGGCGTGACGAAGGAAAAGTATCTGTAAAAGACGTTGAGGGAAATGTTGTTTCGCAAACACTGTCCGCAGCTCGTGGTATTGCCTTAGATCGATTTGATAAAGCGTTTGATAGCAAATACGCAGGTACTCCAATTGGTGAAAAGAAAGATCTAGTCGTTGAATTAATGACAGAGCTTTTTAAGAAAACCGACATACCATTAATTCTCAGATTAGAAGATGGCATAAAAACTGCTGCTAAAGATCTTCAACTTGGTAAAGAAATTGGATCTGGTAATACACGTGCATCAACATTCTTTGATGCTATTAAAACTGGGGCACAAATAGGTAAAGATGGCCCAGTCATTGACCCAGTAACAGGAAAAGCTGTTTCTGGGCCAGCACAGGCACTTGCAGCTAGGTTAAATGTTACAAACCTGATCAGTGATGCAATGGTGTTTGATTGGCGTGGTATTGGTCAAACAGACTTTGACAATCCATTAGCTAAAGAATTTCCAACGCGCATACGTAAAGCTATTGATGCATTAAAAGCAAACGATTATGGTGAATTTGCTTTTCAAGTTGAACCGTACGTCACACCAGATAAGTTAGAAGTTTTTTTACCAGCAAGAGTTACAGAACAAAATGTACGGGGAGTTTTACCGGCTGGTGAAGACACCGGAGTTCCATATAGGCGAAATGAAATTTTACGCGACTCGATAGTGCGTAATTTACAAAGAGTTACTGGCGCAGACATTAAGTTCAAAGTCGGTGGTAGAGAATTTGCAACAATTAAAGATGCTAATGATTACATTACTACTGAGCGAAATAAGATTGCTAGTAGTAAATTATATGCTCCTGACAAAGTCAGGGAAATGCAAAATAAATTATTTGCAATTCCAATGCTACAGGGTGGAAGTACTAATAAGCAGTTAGAACTATTTGATGTATTTACTGGATTGCAAACCCCGCAAAGTACAGAGCATGTAAATAGGGCATTTGCAAAAATTTTAAAGAAGAATCCTGATTACGTTAATCAGTTTGGAAGCACTAAGCCATCATTTGCAGATAAAGTAATGGCCGTTGGCGCCGACAGTGAAATTGGAACTCTACGATTTTGGCAAGATTTTGTTAAATTCACACCAAAAGCTTCTGCAGTTTTTGGTGCTATGCGCGGAGCTGGAGTAAAAACTAGGGTTAATGCTGAAGGATTACCAGAACGTTTACAGCAAAACCGCGATTTGATTAACGTACAGAGTGATTTAGTAAAACGAATCAACAGTAATCAGGAGCGCGTTAAACTACCTGACGCTTTACTTACGTTTGTAACTGAATATAAACGATTTGGCATTAATCCATATAGTATTGAATCTGACGGAACAACAAGAACAGGATTTTCACCAGAAGGATTAACTGAAAAAATAAAGCAAAATCCAGAGGCATGGGCATCGTTTATTAATGCTGCAGGAGACATTGCACGAGCTTATCAAGGTGAGCAACTTGATGGTAAATATTTAGGTAACTCAGTACGTGCAGCAGTACAAGGTGCAAATGCTAGGCGTACTGCTGGAAAGTTACAATATTCACCAAAGTCTGAGGATGTTGATGTTCGTGAGATTATTCGAATTTTAGCAAAAGTCCCTGATCAAACAAAAGCATTGTTAGGCAGAGGGCAAACAACAAGTTCAGTAGCCGGTGGATTAACTGAAGGATTACGTAGAATTGAAGAACTCGTTTCTGGTGAAAAAATTACGTCAGAAATGTTATCTGCAAAATTACTTGGTACGCGATCACAGTATTTACCAGAAAAAGATCTTTTCTCATTAGCTAATGACGCTATTGATACTATGGCACGTGCGTTTGGACCATATGACGACAGGTTACGTTACTATGCTCCAGAATTTGCAAAAAAAGCTGCTCTAATTGAAAAATCAGGGCAGTCACAAGAAATTAAGGACGCTAGACTTCAAGATGAGTTTGATAAGTTTTTAGGAGACCCAACGCGATACAAGGGTGTATTAAGTAAATTTAGTGGACCTAATAGTCTTGAGCAAATTAAACGCGTACGAAAATATGTAGGTCAAGCTGAAGAAGCTAACATTGGACGTAAACCCGCTGAAAATAGAGGTAATCAAAAGCCTACAGAAGATGCTGCGTTACGTAGAATTGAACAAGGTGGTTCTGGTAAATCAAAGGGAACTAAGATTGGTGATGTTGGTCCAGATTACAAACCTGCTGATAAAACACCTGTGCCAACTAATTATGTTCCTCAACAATTTATGGGTGAATTGACTCCTGAAAAATGGGTTGAATCTATTACAACTAAAATTGATCAGTGGAATATTTCAAATCCTAAACCTAAACAAATCAACGCTAATGATCAAAGGATTATTAAGTTAGTTGCAGATGAATTATCTTCTGGTCGAACTATTGAACAGTTGCAAAGTTCTCCTAGATTTGAAGGTAAAGATCTTAGTGCATTAAATATGGCACTTGATTTCTTACGATTTTCTCCGGGAAGTAGGTTTGATTTATCTGCGTTACGTGGCTCTGCCATTGCGGATGCATCTCCTGCGTTACCTGCGCCTAAGCCGCTAAAGGCACTATCTACTCCAGCTGACGATGCCGGTAAACCAAAGGGTGGCAGAGCTGGTGGTTTACTTGGAAATATCAAAAAGTTTGGAATGGGCGCAGTTGCTGCTCCTGTTTTAACAGAAATATATAATCGGGGTCAAAGTAACTTATCTCAACAAATAAGGAACGGAAATGCCGCAAAAAAATAAACCAGCATTTGTAAAAGGGGCAAAAAAAGCATTGCCCCTTGCTGCAAATCTTCTTGGCGTTGTACCTTACCTTGGTGGTGCAGATACCTTATTGCGTGGGCTTGCTTCAGAGGATGTTGACGATCGTTATAAAGCATCTATGCTAGGTACGTCTATGATCGCTGGAAATGCTGCACAAGACGTTGCAACGGACTATGTGTTTAAAGGTGCAGCTCCTTATATTAATGCCGGAATAGATACAACGTGGAACGTAGCTGGAGACCCAAAATTTCGACAAATGGTTGATGACTACGATTCGCCAGTGTGGCAAAATACAGAAGCGGATAAGTTATCAATGTTTCTTGCGCAGTATGGCGACTTGCTGCAACCGCATGCAAAGAAATTACTTGAAAGTCAAATGTATCAAAAGACGCTTCCACCGGCGTTAGCTAAAATTGGTCAGTTAATGAATGCTCCAATTCAAGCAATGATGCCAAGCATACGTGCAGGAGTTGATGCAGTTATTCCACCAGATGGTAAGAAAAGCGTGTTTAGTGGCCGTACTGGCGCGACAGGTGGACCAAGTTTTAACAAAAATCCTTATGCCAAAAAATGATTACTTACAGTATTCTAAAGTATGAATGAATTACAGAAGGTAAATCAAAGATGCATTGCTACTTTTACCAGACATGGTCAAAAGGACCAGTGTAAAAGAAATGCAATGGACGGTCATACCTTATGTGGTTTTCATGTATCAAAAGCTACACGTAATATAAACTCACCCACATTTAAAACCGGGCTATCTGGCATGAATCGAGAAAGGTTTGCATCAGTAGCACCAAAATTATTAACACGTATTAGAGAACTACGTGATGATCCAGAGTTGTGGTCTTTAAAAGATGATGCTGCTTACATTACTGCGTTACTTGACGTACGAGCAGAAGCAATTACAGAAGGCATAACAACTGAACACTACATTGAAATTAAAGGTTTAGTTAAAGCATTAAAAGCCGAATGGAAGAGTTCAAACTTTGATGAGGTGACCAAACTCATTGACCACTTAGACACATCTGTTCGTGATGGAGCAGATGCAACAGCGGCATCTGATTCTTTGATTGATTTGATTCGGCAACGAGCATTTATTGTAGAGACTGAACAAAAGATGCTGCAAAGTAAATCCTATATTCTAGAAGTTGATCAAGCTTACAGTTTGATTATGCAGGTCTTAGGTGTAATTAAAAAAAGTGTTAAAGACGCAGAAGAGATGAGTGCAATCAAAACAGGAATTGGACAATTACTCCGTCAATATCAAGAAGATGACGTTATAGATGCTGAGGTAGTTGATGAAAACTAATATTGGTAAATCACTAACTCCACGTAAATTAAAACCTTTTATGCAAAGCGGTAAGTCATTATCAGTTAGTTTATTACAGGCACTAGAAGATGAATTAGGAACTACATTACAATTAGGTGACTTTGATAGCGGTAAAGCTATACCTATAGCCGGAGCCGAACTAGATTACAAGCACTGGTTAAAGTCTTACGCAAAACATTCTGCTAATGCAGATTTAGCAGAACATCACATACGAGCATGGGAATGGGCAGAAAAGTTAACCCCCGGTGCATCCGCACCAGCATTGATTGAATGTTGGTTTCGAGGTGGTGGTAAATCAACGACCGTTGAACTTATCATTTCACGATTAGCAGTTAAGGCTACAAGGCGTTTTGCTTTATATGTTTGCCACACACAAGATGCAGCAAATAGGCACGTAAACGATATTGCAAGTGCAATGGAAAAATGTGGTATTGAGCGAGCGGTAAACCAATATGGATTTTCAAAGGGATGGAGTGCAAGTAAGTTACGCACCTCCAATGGCTTTAATGTTCTTGCGTTCGGTTTGGACACTGGTGCTCGTGGTGTTAAGCTTGACCACTTACGTCCTGACATCATTATTTTTGACGACATTGATGAGCTTGATGACTCTGTTGATCGCGTGGAGAAAAAGATAAAAACAATGACTGCCACAATTCTTCCTGCTAGAAGTATTGACTGCGCAGTTATTTTTGTACAAAACGCCATTCACAGTAATAGTGTTATGACTAGGACATTATCTGGTGAGATTGATATGTTGCAAAACCGTATTCAATCACCAAAAGTTCCCGCTATTTGGGATCTTACATATACGCCATGTGAACGAGATAATGGCCGTGTAGGCTATACGATAACAGGTGGCACACCGGCTTGGAATCACAAAAACATCGATGTCTGCCAAGATGAAATTGATACGTTTGGGTTAACATCATTCTTGCGAGAATGCCAGCACGATGTTGGTGTTGGTGGTAGATTCTTTCCGCAATTTCGTGAATTTGACAATGAAGGTAATCCATGGCACGTGGTTGATCATGTTGAGATTCAACCTTGGTGGAGATTCTGGGCAAGTCATGACTACGGTACGGGTGCTCCAGCTTGTACGATACTTTTTGCATCTGACGAACGCGAGAACGTGTATTTGTTATCTGAATGGTATGAGGCAGGTCACGTTAGTTCAAGTCAAGCAACTAATGTTGCAAAAATGTTAGAGCAGTTTGAATTAGCAAAGTGTATTTCAAAAGAACGCAATCAATGGGCGACAAAATTAGAGGCTATTGCTTTTGACTGGGCAAACACTTTTCCTCCTGCAAAAATTGAAGAACGAATTGGTGAATATCCAGTCGAGGTTTGGTGGAACATGGGATTACCATGCGTCCGTGCAGTTAAAGACAGGAAGGCTGGTTGGGCACAAATGAAAGAGTTGCTTGATGCATCTGAATTTGTTGCCGGGAAACGTAGGTCTAAACTGCAAATAGTTAGAAGTAAATGCCCAAACATTATTAAGCAGTTGGAAAAAACAATGGCATCTCCACGTGATCCAGATGAAATTGACAACGGTACTAAGAACGATCACGCAATTGACAGCATGAGGTATGGGGCGATGTGGAGAAAATATCCAGTAGAATGTCCTGAGATTAGATCAGAACGTATTCGTAATCAAGAAAACATGCCAAGCTGGATGAGTAACCAAGCACAAAAGGATTGGATTTAATGCAAGTCCGTGATGTAGTTGAGGCTTTATTTGGAATACTTACATTGGTATGGATGTATGAAGTACTAAAGGAATTAAAAGATCAACGAGTGGAAAAAATCCTTAAAGAAATTAGCAAGACAGGAGACTGGTTATGAGAAAATCGCTTATTGATCCTAGCAAATTAGCCAACATGTTACGTGGTGGTGGACAGAATGCACAGATGACTGCGTTTAAAGTTCCGGAACATGAAGGAACTCTTGGCTCACAAAAGCTTACTAATCCAAAATTAAATGAGTCAGAAAATCTAAATTTAGATCAAGAAGAAAAAGATTGGGAAGTCTTACCGTCTGAAACTCCTGCAGAAGCAATGAAGGTTTGTGATTTTGTAAAGAATCAATTTGAAACCGCACAGCGAGCTAGGCAGGAAATGGAAACTGAATGGGCGCTATCTGTTGCTTTTTTTGAAGGACGACAATGGTTTCGCATTAATAGCAATGCTCGTAATTTAGTTAAGTTACAGAACCATAAAGAGCCTACTCGATATGTAGTTGTAAATAAGAT